CCTTCTGAAGTATCACGAACTGAATACGACTTAAAAGATGAACTTATTCGTAGTTCTATTTTAAACATCGAAGAAAAGGTAGATGCTAATGGTGTTAAGTTAGACAAGATAGAGGAACGATTATATAATATGCAATGAAGAAGTTAATCGTTTTGTTTATGTTATGTTTTGGATCTATAACTGCACAGGTTAAAGTCGTGCAGATTAATTCATCTTGGAACAAGCAAAATGATTTAAAACTAAACTTAAAGAATTGTCAGTACGAATACGCACTACTTGAGGACTTAAACGACAACCTTAAAAACAAGATTAAAAGTGTTCCGTTCATTTATGTTATAAAAGATGGGCATATTATTAGACAGTATCAGGGTGGCTTAAGAATGCGTTTAAATGTAACCGAAGAAGAACTTCAGGAATTTATAAATAGAATAAATGAAACTAACTAAAAACTTTAACAGGGCAGAATTTGAATGTAAGGATGGTTCACCTATGACAGAGAACCAATTTAAAAACATTCAAGAACTAGCGAATAACCTTCAGGTTTTAAGGGATGAACTAGATGAACCTATTTTTATCACTAATGCTTATCGTTCAAGAAAACACAACGAACTTATCGGTGGAAGTAAGAACAGTCAACACGTTTTAGGTAAAGCAGCAGACATCTATGTAGAAAGTAAAACACCTAAACAACTTGCTAAAGTCATTGAAGGGTTAATAGAAGAAGGTAAAATGTCTGAAGGTGGTATAGGTATATACACAAAGAATAAGTTTGTCCACTACGATATAAGAGGCACTAAAGCACGATGGAATGGGTAAGCCTTTTAAAGAAACTAAAGTAGGAAAATTCCTTTTAGACAAGTTACCTAACCTTGCAGGTGATATTCTACCAGATAAAGGCGTTTTAGGCATCGTAAAGAACTTAATTGACTCTGACGATAGTTTACCTAGCCAAGAGAAAGAAACGCTTTTAAAAGAACTATATCAGCTTGAAATAGAAGATAGAAATTCAGCAAGACAAAGAGAAGTAGAAGTCAAGAAAGCAGGAGGACAAGATTGGATGATGTTTGTTACTGGTCTTGTAGGTTTAGCTTCTTTTATGTTTATGATCTACGCAGTAGTTTATATTCCTTCAGTTACAGAAAATGACTTATTTGTTCATCTAATGGGAATGATTGAAGGGGTAGTTATTTCAAACATTTTTGCGTATTATTACGGAACTTCAAGCGATAAGTAATGGCTAAACAAACGGCAGTAGTTAAGATAGATAAGCCAAAGGTCAAAAGACCTAATGTGCATTCTAAAACCAAGTCCTCAAAACTTAAATCTTCCAAGTTGTACAAAAAAACGTACAACGGACAGGGCAGGTAATTTTTTTTTTATATATTTGGGACATCTTGTTTATGCGTCTATAAATCACGATTCGGCAAGATTAACTAACTGACTAGAATGGGATACTACCAAAGTCAGACTTCAACCTAAAGCAAACGAAGGGTAGTACTACACAGGAGTAGTGGAATTGCAAACCTAATTAACCTGTTAAAATTAGGTATCTGAATAACTCTGAAGGCTTTGACGAAGTATGAGTATTTGGATGGGTAGCGTAGGGCTACCTATATCCTCTAACAACTGAAACTTTTCTAAAGTATAAATAATTAATATATACTATTATAAATAAAAAAAAATATAATACTATAATATGAAATTAGATATAAAAATAAAGCAGAATGAAAATTCAGATGAATTCTATGACATTAAATTATTTACTTACAAAGAAGTTATAGAAACTAAAGTAGATAAAGAAAACCTACGTTATTTGATAGGAAAAATAGATAACACTATTATACCTTGAAAAAAAGAAAAAAAAGCCGTAAGCAGCTTATAATAGCTTTAGATAGGGTATTTTCTAAATACATTCGTACTAAAAATTTAAGGGACAATTTAGTTGAGTGTGTGACTTGTAAAAGAAGATACCCACTAAAGTCTATTCAAGCAGGACACTTTATGTCTAGAAGGCATTATTCTACAAGATGGGATGAGGAAAATGTTTATCCTCAGTGTATGAAGTGCAATATGTATTCACAAGGTGAGCAATATTTGTTTTCAAAGTTTATAGATGAAAAGTACGGTGAAGGGTATAGTGATGTTTTACTTTTTAGATCACGAGAAACGGTTAAGATTTCAGACTTTGAATTAGAAGAAATGATTCAGGACTACACAAACAAGCTAAAAGTTTTGGAAAGACAAAATTTTTAATTACATTTGAATCACTTTAAATAAACTTTGTAGTAGTAGTTTTTTTCTAGTAATTTGAATTAGTTTTAGTGGGAAAGGGGAAGTCTAAAAGCTTCCTCTTTTTTTTTTTGAATATTTTTTTTAAAGTTATTTGTTAATTAAAAAATAATTTATATCTTTGGTAAACAATAACACAAAAAACTAATTTAAAACTAAAAGTTATGTCAGTATCACTACTACAAGGAAAAGAAGCAGCAAAAATCGCTAACTCATTTACTAAAGAAGAAACTCAAAGAAATATTTGGTACGCTTATATTTCAAATGTTACCGCTTACAATCTTCAGTATATAAAAAATGAGCAAATAGATTTTAAAGGTTGGGAAGTTAATGAGGACAAATACGACAACATTAACGAAGCTATCGATGCTTTAGGCGGTTTATTATACAACGCCTACACAAACGCAGGAAATTATTTTTGTCCACTAAAGTCTTTGGAAGATCTTAGCAATATTGTTAAAGATCACAGAGAATCTAAAGAATACAAGGAATATGAATACGAACTTTTAGAATCATATCGCTAAAACTAACAGGGGCAGAAATGCCCCTTTTAACACTACTACAATGGAAAAAAGATTTACTTACCTTTTAGGCTTATCCAAGCACACCGAAAATTATTTAATGTACAACGAACTTAAAGAACTAAAAAAAGAAGTTCTTGAGTTTCCTGCGCTACGAATTGAGGCTATGGAAAAACGCATTAAACAATTAGAAATGCAGAACAAAGTCTTAAAAGGAATTATTACAGAACAAGAACAAGAAAATGAATTATTAACCGCTAAACTAGAAGCATTAAAAAACTATTATGGACAAGAGTAAACTAAGAGAACTTTACGAAAAGTATGATCTACAACCTGCTGATTTTTTTAAGCATCAGCATTACACAATTATTACACGACAAGGAATTGAAAAGATTATTGCAGCAGAGCAATTCTATATTCAATACGAAGTTATTAGATGTGAGCCAGACTTTGCAGTATTTAAAGCAACCATTACTAAAGATGGTGCCTATTTAGAAACCTTTGGCTCTGCTAAATATGGTGACTTTAAAAACGGAACTACCAATAGTTGGTATATTGCAGAGATGGCAGAAAAAAGAGCAATGTCAAGAGCAGCTTTAAAAATGTCTGGGTTTTATCAGTTAGGCGTTTTTGGAGAAGATGAATCAGAAAGCTTTAAGAAAAATGTATAGTAATTGTTGTGGCGCACCGCCATATCTCAATGAGATAGAAACAGAAAGATGCAGTCAATGCAAAGAAAACTGCGAATTTTACACAGAAGAAGATTAATTTTAAATATTTAAAAATGAGTGCAATTGTAAACTTTAGTTTAGATCTAACTAAACTACCAAAAGACAAAATGATTAAAGGTAAGAAAGGGACTTATATTAACCTTTCTCTAAGCCTAAATGACCAAACCAATCAATTTGGAAGCAATGCTTCTGTTGTGATTACTCAATCTAAAGAAGAGAGAGAAGCTAAACAAGACAGAATATATGTAGGAAATGGAAAGGTAATTTGGACAGATGGAACGATTAAAACTGCGGATAAAGAAAACGCCCCTGCTTTAACAAGTGCAGCGCAGCAACCTGATCGAGATGAGGATTTGCCATTCTAAATAAAGAGGGGGGCATATTGCCCCCTTTTTTTATATATTTACTAAAACACTACACTATGCTAATTGACTACACAAAAGAACTACAACACCTAAACAAGATTAGAAAAGGTGAAATTAAAGAAGGTTATAAACTAGGAATACCTGAGATAGATGAATATTTTAGATTTAAGAAAGGAAACTTTAACGTAATACTAGGACAAGCCAATGTTGGTAAAACATCAATGGCTTTATTTTTAATGCTTTTATATTCTTTACGACATAACATTAAATGGGTAGTTTTTTCAAGTGAAAACGAACCTTATTCTATTATTAGAAAATTAATGGAATATTTACTTGCAGAACCTATAAACAAGATGTCAGAGGAAGCGTATAAGTATGGTACAGAGGTAATTAGAAATTACTTTAAATTTATAAGTCCTGAAAAACTTTACACTTATAAGGATTTGATTAGATTAGCAGAAAGTTATAAAGCAGCTTGGGACTATCAAGGTATGTTAATTGATCCTTACAATAGTTTAATTAAAGATGCGGAAATGTCAAAGACAATAGATGGGCATAGTTACGATTATCAAGCGATGACAGAATTAAGACAATTTTGTAAAAGAAACGAAATTAGTTTGTGGTTAAATGTTCACGCAGTAACAAGTGCTATTAGAATGAAACATCCAATAGGACACGAATACGCAGGATATGGTATGCCACCAAGCGCAGGAGATGTTGAAGGAGGGGCAAAGTTTATCAATAGAGCTGATGACTTTTTAACTTTTCACAGGTACACACAACATCCAAGTGATTGGAATGTAACGCATATGCACATAAGAAAAACAAAAGAAACAGAAAGCGGTGGTAGACCTACACCTTTAGATAATCCAATAAGATTAAAGTCTGTTTTAAATAATGTAGGTTTTGAAATAGAAGGGGAAAACATTTTAAAAAGAGTAGTACACAACAAACAAGAACAGAAGTTTGCACAAGCTAATTTAAGGAAGGCTTAATGGATTGGGAATTAAGATTTGTATTTAGTTTACCACATCAAAGGATGTGTTTAGGATGGGAAGTTTTGTACCCCACAGAACAATTTCCATATCAAACTTTGAAGCTATATTTATTATTATTAACGATTGAACTTGACCTATAATGCTTCAAATATTATCACGACATCACGACCTTTGGTTGGCGTATGTCATAAGCTTTACGGTAAACCTTGATACTGCACAAGACATAGTGCAGGAACTTTACCTAAAGATGCACGATTACGACAAGGATATTATGATAGGCGAAAAGATTAATTTCTATTTCGTCTATTTAGTTTTAAGGAATATGGTATTTGATCTAAAGAAAAAAGAAAAACGCTTTTGGTTTACAGAAGAAATACCTAACATAGAAGATGAAGAATACATTGAAATAGACAACACAAAAAGTGAACACATTACAAGGTGGTTAAATGACCATAATTTAGATCACCTAGATTTAGACAACACGCAGAACTTAAAAAACATCTATAACGCTTGTGTATTTAACGAAGTATTCATAGAAGGTAAAAGTATAGCGGAATTATCGAGAGAAACCACAATAAGCTATTATTCGCTTTACAATACCGTTAAGATAATCAAGAACGAAATAAAACATAACTATGAAACTGGGAACAACTTTAGAGAAGATATTTAAGCTTACAGGTGTAGCTTGGATAGTCAAAAAAATATGGGGGGAAGATTGCGGATGTGATAAAAGAAAAGAAAAGTTAGACAACATTAAAATCTTTAGAAAATGAATCAAGAGAATTATGACTATTGGACAGAATTTAGAGCAGTTAAAAGCAACGATCTAACCAAAGCGGATAGAGAACTAATAGTAAAGATATTTGCAGAGGAATTAAATAAACGTATAACTGTAAATTGTGGATGCAGTCCAAAGGTATGGCAACAAAGAATTAACGAGATAAACGAACTTTATGACAAAGGATGATACCGATAAATACGAGAAAACTATTTGCTTATGGTTAAATGGATTTTTAGACTTTAGATTAGACTGGGTAGGTGAAGAAAACACCTTTTACGATTTAATAGGCACTACACCAAAAGGTAATAAGTGCGTTATAG